CCCTATCTGTTATAATATAAAAAGAAAGGATAATAAGAGCATATGTCGAGAACATACAGGAAGAGGGAATTCCCTCAAAGGTATATCTTTTCGAGAAAGGAATTTGACAATTCCGAAACGGCAAAAAAGAGATTCGGTACATATGAAAAATATCTTGTATGGATTAACAAAGACCATCCACCGGGATTCAGGAACGCTCCGAAGTTTTTTCGCCGGATCCTGAATCAAAAGAAGCGTGCCAAGGCTGAACAGGAAATTAAGAATTGGTACACACACAAAGACATTGATTCTGACATTGAGGTTCCTTGTAATCGTAATGATGCGAATTGGTTTTGGTTCTGATAGAGAGAAAAAATGAAAATAGAAAATTTGACTCCAATAGAAATAGCTTTTCTTTATCAGATTCATGTTGAATCTGTACAATCTTGCTTAACAGAACAAGATGTTTTTTATACTGCAAAATGTCATTGGCCGATGACAAGTAGAGAAATTATGGAAACAGTAGGTGATGTACAAAAAAGAGAATTTGGAAAATATAAAATGCCAACAATAGAGAGAGTAAGAGAACTTTTTAATTACTATTCTCTAATGTTTAAAGAAAATTTGGAAAAGTTGGAAAAGGATTTGGGATTTTGGAAAAAGGATCTATAATTTACCGAATCAGATAGGAGCAATAATAGATAAATAATATATTAGGAGGGTTGTTATATACCTCCTATAGAGAAGGTTTGTTTAAATTGTGTTTATTGCAAATTGAAAATTCATGATGATATTTTGGTTTATGAATGTCACAGACATGCTCCTTCCCCATGTAGAGAAGGAGAGGCAGATCAAATAATTTGGCCCATAATAGATCCTTATTCGGAAGCTTGCGGAGAATATAAAAAGCATAGGAGTTACTCCTGTGCTTTTTCTATTATATAGTGTTCTAAAATCTCTTTTCGAACGGATTCCTCTTTTGGAGATAAAGGATGCTTTGTGACGGTATAAGAAAAATATAAGAATTCTAATTCCGTCATTAAGCATTCGTGTATCTGTTCGAAGGATTCACAGAAAATGTCGACACAAAATTTATTATCCCGAGTTTTAAAAAAAACTCCATCATAAAAGACATCAAAACTAACATCTTTTTTTAAATTGGATTTTGTTTCCAGAAATTAGATGAAATTCTCTTCCTTTCTTATATACAAATTTTTCTACCATGCTTTAAGCACCTTTATGTAAAAATAAATCAATCATAATAAATACTGAAAATAAAAAGATTACGAGTAGAACAGTCATGATTTGACCTCCTCTACTCATATTTAGATAAAAAGACATTTTTATCTGATTATACCATTCCTAGCAATTTAGCGATGTATGCCAATAGAGATAGGAAAGCTGGAGAAAGCAATACAATAATGTTTCTTTTTTGATATTCCTTATCGGTTTCATGTTGTTGTTTTTTCGATAATAGATATGTTTCCGAAGGTGATTTAATAAAAGAAATCATAATTCCATAAATAGCGGTTGATTGAAACCAAGTTAGAGTAGTAAGTCCGAAAACAGAAGCAACAAGTGTATTCCAACAATACATAAATGATGCTCCTGAATAAAGAAAAGCAAGAACAGCAATCGGAATAGTAAAAATATATTTCATAAATTCTCCTATTATTAGTATAGCATAATTATTTTTTAAAATCAATTTTTTCTTTTTTTCTTGACAAATGACTTGACAAATGTTATTATGAGAGTGTAGCCGTTTCAGATACCCAAACATACCTTAAATACCTTAAAGAAATAATAAATATGACAAAACAATTCATGGGGAAAGACTTCTGAACTGATTAACTTATAAAAACATTCCTCCATATTTCCCCATTCTTCTCTAAAATAATCTATAAATAATGAATATGACAAAACAATTCATGGGGTATGATGGATTCTATTGGTTTCAGGGTGTTGTAGAAGATAGACAAGATCCATTAAAAATCGGAAGAGTAAGAGTCCGGTGTTTAGGAATCCATACAGATGATAAAAATTTGATCCCGACCGAAGGTCTTCCATGGGCGCATGTGATGATGCCCATTACATCTGCTTCTATTTCTGGAATAGGAGAAAGTCCAACAGGATTAATAGAAGGAACTTGGGTGATCGGTTTCTTTAGAGATGGAATGACAGCACAAGATCCTGTTGTTATTGGTTCATTACCAGGTATTCCGGAAGAAAAAGCGAATCCAGAAAAAGGATTTTATGATTCGAGAAAAGCAGAAAGACTTTCTTTAGATCCGAGAAAGATAAAAGAAAGACATTATCCATATGATGGAACAGGCGTTTCATTCAAAAATGAAGATTCGGCAGAAAATTTTCCTAGAGATATTGGTAAACATCCTCTCGGATGTGAATTAAATGAAAGTGATGTAAATAGGCTCGCTAGAAATGAAGGAACAGATGAATCTATTCACCAAATAAAAGATGATATGTTGGATAAAAAGGTTCCGACAGCACTCATGATGGGCGGTGAATGGAATGAACCACCTTCCACATTTTCTCCAATTTATCCATTCAATTCTGTCAGGGAAACCGAGAGTGGTCATGTTGTTGAATTTGATGACACACCGAATTGGGAACGCATTCATATTTGGCACCGTACGGGAACATTTGAGGAAATAAATTCTAAAGGAGATAAGGTAGAAAAAATTGTCCGTGATGGATATGAAATCATATTGAGAGATAATTTCATTCATATTTGCGGAAATGCAAACATAACGGTAAATGGAAATATAAATCTTTATACGAAAAAGAATGCACATATTCAAGTTGATAAAGATGCTCTAATCTATGTAAAGGGTGACGTTGACGCAAAAATTGATGGTGATGTACAAGCAGAAATTGCTGGTCATTTGGATGTTTGTGTCGAAAAGGATATTGCTATCGAATCTTCTGGAAATGCTTCGCTAAAAACACAAAAAAATATCGTAATTGAAGCTGCTGAAAATGTGGAAATTCACTCCAAATCCGAAACGAAAATTCATTCTGAATCAAATATGTGGTTTCGTACAGATGGAGATTTTGAACATATCGTTGGAGGTAAATATACTGTTACTTCTGGTGGAAACATGGAATTTAAAGCACCAAGGATTGATTTAAATAAATAATGCCTGCTGTAGTAAGATTAAATGATCTAAGTGCTGGAATTGATGGTGCACCGACACCAGCATCAAGCGCTTCAGAAAACGTTTTTGTAAACAATAGAGGAGTCCACAGAAATGCAGATTCGTGGGTTCCTCATGGTGCACCATTACATTCGAGAATTTCTGTAGGCGGTAGTAATAATGTTTTTGTGAATAATCTAAGAGTCATGAGAGTAAATGATACTATATCTTGCGGCGATCGAGCCGGACAAGGAAGTCCAAATGTTTTTTGTAACGGATAACTAAATATAAGAGTATGAGTAAGACATTTAAGGACATAGATTTATCTTTTATTCCTCATCCTGTTACAAAAGATATTTCTATTTTAAAGGATGAAGATGCGATAAAACAGGCCGTTAGAAATCTTGTATTCACACAAAATTATGAAAAACCATTTCGCCCAGATATTGGTTGCCAAACAGTTGGATTGCTTTTTGAAAATATATCTGTCATGACCTCGATCATGATCCAGAAAAGTGTTGAAAACGTTTTAAAAAATTTCGAGCCAAGAATAAAAATATTAAATGTTTTTGTTGATGTTGCTCCAGATGAAAATGGATATAACTTAACAATAGAATATATGATCGTCAATCACCCGAGTCCATATAGATTTACCTTTTTCCTTGAGAGGCTACGATAAATGAGCGAAATCGGAAATTTAAGAGTTGCGGAACTTGATTTCGATGAAATCAAGGAAAATATAAAAAATTTTTTACGACAACAATCAGAATTTACAGACTTTGATTTTGAAGGAAGTGCTCTTTCTGTTCTAATTGATACATTAGCATATAATACACATTATTTGGCTTTTTATATGAATATGCTTTCTTCGGAAGCATTTTTGGATTCTGCGGCATTAAGATCAAGTGTAGTCAGTCATGCTAAACATTTAAATTATCTTCCTGTTTCAAGAAAGGCACCTACAGCAATCATAGATATCGAAGTAAATACAGGAATTGCTTCTCCAGCCAACATTGTAATACCAAAAAATTATAAATTTTCGACAACAATTGATAATAAATCCTATACATTCGTAACGAATGAGACTTATAATATTGTTCCTGTAAGCGGTCAATATAAATTAGAAAATGTTGTCATTGTTCAAGGTGAATGGTTCAACATGTCAGATGTCGTGAATAATTCTTTACCTAAACAGAGATTTGTAATTCCTGATCCAAATGTTGACACATCTACTATTTCTGTCCGTGTTCAAACTTCGACAACCAATCTAGAACAAGAAGTGTTTGAATATGCTTCCGATTTTACGATTTTGACACCTGATTCTAGAGTATTTTTCTTACAAGAAGTCGAAAATGGAAAATATGAAATATATTTTGGTGATGGAGTTCTTGGAAAAAAATTAATTGATGGGAATATCGTTATTGTCGATTATCTCGTAACTGACGGACAAGACGCAAATAAAGCTGGCGGTGGTGGTTCTGCTGGAAGATTTATTCCGTCAAGTCCATTAGATGGATTTACAGATATCATAGTTACAACAGTTACTCCTGCATTTGGAGGGGCAGAAAGAGAAAACATAGAACGGATTCGTTTTTCTGCTCCGAAGAATTTTCAAACACAAAATAGAGCCGTCACTGTAAATGATTATAAAACATTGATTAGACGTGATTATCCAAATGCGAGTAGCATTTCGGTTTGGGGCGGTGAATCACATGTCCCTGTAACATATGGAAAAGTATTCATTAGTATAAAACCTGTAGAAGGGTTGGAACTTACAAATACAACAAAAGAATTTATTAAGAAGAATATTATTTCGCGTTACAACATCGTTTCTTTAATACCAGAAATTGTAGATCCGGAATACATTTATTTGATAATTGATAGCACCGTAAAATATAATGCTTCGAAGTTGACAATACCTGTTGGAAATTTGAGAGATAATACAATATTGACTATTCGCAATTTTGCAAAAGAGAATATAGATGCGTTTGAAAGAATTTTTCAGTATAGTAGATTATTAACATCAATAGATAATTCTAATGTAGCAATTACATCAAATATTACAAAAATTAAAATGCGGAAAGAATTTGTTCCCCGCATAAATGAAAAAGAAACTTATAGAATCAATTTTAATAATCCAATTGTACCAGGTTCTTTGTTCAGCAATAAATTTTTAATCACAAATGATTCAATGATTAATTATTTTCCTGGAGATGAATATTACTTTGATGATGATTTCGAAGGAAATTTGAGAATTTATAAAATTTTCGAAAGTAAAAAGGTTATAATGAAAAAATTAAGCGGAACAATCAACTATATGACAGGAGAAGTTATTATTTCCAATTTTATTCCATCTTCTGTTGTGAATGGAAATCACATTCAATTGACTGTTGTTCCTGAAAATACGGATATTATTCCAAAAAGAAACGACATTATTACACTTCTAAACACCGATATTGTTGTAAAAGTACAACCTGAGGCTCCGGTAATTGTATAATGGAAAAACAATTCATTTCAACCTCAATATTAGAACAACTACCCCGCTATATTTTAGCAGATTACCAGACATTTGCCAGATTTTTACAAGCCTATTTCGAATGGCTGGAATTAGATACCAGTGTTGTAGGTAAATTGGATAGATTTAAGGATTTTCGTGATATAGATAATACACTAATCGAATTTGTCAAACATTTTGAAAGCGAATATCTTTTTAATATTCCTAAGAATCTTTATAGTGAAAATGGTGTTTCGGTGAATAAGGCTTCTCTTATAAAACACATAAAGCAATTTAATCAAACGCGAGGAACAGAAAATTCTTTTAAACTCCTTTTTAGAATACTTTTCAATGAGGATGTTGAATTTTATTATCCAAAGAGCGATATGCTTTATGTTTCTGATGGAAAGTGGTCGTTTGATGAGATTTTGAGATGTACAACAAATAATGATACGTTTTCTTTTATAGGAAAAAGAATATATGGTGTAACAAGCGGTGCTTCCGCCGCTGTCGAAAATATATTTAATATTCAAATAGATCAAGAACTTGTTTCAGAATTATATATTTCTGGAATAATAGGAACTTTCCTTCCGGGTGAACAAATACGAATCACTATAGATGATGTTGATTATTTTGAAACACTATTTAATATGGTTTCAAAAATAAATGTGATTGTACCAGGGATTGGATATAAAGTTGGTGATCCTATAATTATTATCGGGTCTAATAGTGGTGCTATTGCCGCTGAAGCCACAGTAGAAAAGGTAAAAGGGCGCATTTCAGACAATATAGCAGTAATTGATGGAGGATTTGGTTACAATTATCCTCCAACAGTACAAATTATAGGAACAGGTTTTGACGCAAAAGCGGAAGCAAAACTTTCTCCAACAGGGTTATTAAAGATTGAATTGATTAATAGTGGTTCTGGATTCGATATATTGAACCCCCCTTCTATTGAATTTATTCCAAATATTATTTCATTAGAATTAATGGATATTTCGGATATTTTTCAAGTAGGAGAAATAGTTATAGGGCAGACTACAAACAGATCGGGTATCGTAAAGAGATTTTATTTTGAAAGTGGTAAATATTATGTTGATTTAGAATCTTGTTCTGGTGTATTTCAAATAGATGAAAATATTGAAGGACAAACAAGTAATTCTACGGCAAAAATAACAGATATGACTCCATCAGGAGCAATTGCTATTGCTGTAGTCGCAAATAATACAACGATTGAAAGAATTGATATATTAAATTCTGGACAAGGATTTGTTGATATTCCTAGAGTTGTTGTTCGAAATCAAGATGATTCTATTAATAATTCAGTTGTTGCTAGAGCATATTTAAATCCAACAACGGTATCACAAATAATTTTATTAAATGGTGGAAGAGATTATACTTCAGAAGGTAATATTTTTGTTAAGTTTTCTGGAGGTTTTTTGGATGAGGGTAGGGATGCCGTAGCTTTAGCAGAAATTGAAGGTGGTATTGTAAATGTTTTAATTAATAATCCCGGTATTCGTTATGATGTTGTTCCATCATATTCATTGAGTTACGCTTCAGGAACAGGTGCCCAGCTTTCTTTTGAAATTGGACCAAAATATAAGAATCAAGGTAGATGGTTGAATACAGATAGTTTCATTTCTTCCGATAAATTTATACAAGATTCTTTTTATTATCAGGTATTTTCTTATGTTTTAAAATCGACACAAAGCATTAATTCATATCGTGATGTGGTAAAAAATATATTACATCCCGCAGGACTGATGTTATTTGGAACAACAATTTTAACATCATTCTTTCAGCTTGGTCCAACATATTCTAGCTTAGAAGGTGAAAAATTTAGGTATTTGCCTAGAGAAAAAACAACGATTTCTTACCCATTCCCGAATAATACTTATTGGAATACATACGCAAACACTCAAATATTCCCATGGTTAGGAACAATAATTGGTGATATTACATTAAACCCTAAGTCAAGAACAAATTGGATTCCTGATGTTTTTGTAAATGTATTTAATCCTACATTTGATGTTCCTACAACAGGTATGTTGGTTGAATATAATTTCATTGAAGGTGTAAATCCTCAGTTATTATATGATATTAGTGATAATCCAAAATATAATGGAATATTAGGTAATACCATATTACAAGATATTAATGATCCTGAATGGGTTTCAACTGGACTTAGATTTGACGGACATTTTGTAAATTGTACGACTATTCCAGTAAATCAGTTAGAAAAGACAATTATTGTTGTTGCTAAAATTGAACGTTTTGATAGACCTGCTTCTATTGTGGGATGTTTGGATAATGATAATTTAAATTTTGTATCCGGATATAGTATCAATGTGAATACAAATAAATCTATTAAATTTGTTACACAAAAGAGAGTATTATCTCCTCCAGGAACATTTAAGATTGAATATGATACAGCCCCAAACAGTATTTCAGAAACATCATGGTTTATGGTAGCATTGCGTTATAAAGATAACAGAATGATAGTTAATTTTAATAATGAACCTTCGGTGTTTGTTGATTTTCCTGTAAATGTTGTTTCTCGTGGTATTTTAAATAATTCGAAAGGTTTTTATTATGGAAACCAAGGTTATACACCACCCCTATCAGAAGGTTCATTTTATGGATCATCGTTTTATGGAAAAACATTATATGGTGCTGGATCCGAAGTAAGTATTACGTTTATACCAATTAACTCGTTATTTAATGAATCATTGTTCAATGAAGTATTTTTCGATGGAAATGTTGAACAACAAATTACATTCGTTCAACCTGTTATTGGTCAACCATTATTAAATGGTATTATTGCTTATTCCTATATCTATAATCGTTTAATTACCGATGAAGAGACGGAGGCAATTTATGTTTCATTGCGGACTTCTTTAAATTCAAGAGGAGTATTTCTTCCTTAAATGGATAAATAACTATATGTCTGCTATTTTACAAAATAATTTTAGAGTATCTGCGGCAAAAAAATTCATTTCTCAAATTGGCCAAACTTCCAATATAGCATATGTTTTTATTGGAAAATCAACACCTTGGGATAATGAAAACAGTCCTCCTGTTCCGAATAATTGGGTTCAAACGACATTTGATGCATATGATGATATGCTTTTTTTGAAGCGCATTATTCCTAATGATGTTCATTTAGTTATTCGCCGAAATAATTGGAAAAGAGCGACAATTTATGAAACATATGCACACAATGAAGAATTGTTTGATCCTGCTCGTGGTATAAAGCCATTTTATGTAGTAACAGATGAATTGAATGTTTATAAATGTATTAGTAATGGATACGGAAAACCATCAATCAATAAACCTACAGGAAGAAGTAGAAACATTTTTTCGAGCGGTGATGGATATTTGTGGAAATATATGTATTCCATCACCAGTGATTTAGAAAAATTTGTTACACCGGATTTTATTCCTGTTCCTGAAATAGGTTCATCTGTTATCAATGATTATGGTATCGAACACATTAAAATTGTGAATGGTGGTTCTGGATATACAGGTTCTACAATCAATTTAAATATAACCGGTAACGGAAGCAATTGTCAGGCATATGGTAAAATTGAAAATGGTGTTATAACAGAAGTTGTTATTACTAATAGAGGAAGAGGATATAGAAATGCTTCTGCTACTTGCGCTGCCCCTCCTTTAGGTGGAACACAAGCAACATTTAATGCGATTATATCACCACCCGGTGGTCATGGATCGAACCCTGCCATCGAACTTGGTGGTCATTTTGTGATGATGATTGCGAGATTCAATAGAGATGAGTCAAAGAGAATAAGTGTGTCGAATGATTTTAGAAAAATTGGAATCATCGAGAATCCGAAGAGTTTTACCGGTAATAATATATTAACGAATAACATTTTATCAATGATTCATAAATTACATTTTTCTTCTGTGATAGGATTAAATGCATTCGAACCTGATGAAATTGTTGCCGGAAATATAAGTGGCGCTTCAGCAACAGTTGTCGATTATGATAATGTGGAACAAGAATTAGGTTTGATTAATATTTCTGGAGAATTTTTTCCTGGAGAACAATTAACAGGGCAAACTACAGGATGTGTTGGAATTTTGAATATAGGCGCAAATTCATCTGGTACATGCCAATCTGGTGGAATTTCTTCTGTAGTTCTTGGAACAAATGCTCCTTTAAATTTGAAAAAAGAAGGATTTTCTACGGTAATAAGAATAACGGGCGGAAAGGGTGCTGGACAAATAAAAACATTAGATGTAGATTCATATGATCCCAATACAAAACAAATAAATATTATAGGGTTTTGGGAATTAAGTTTAATTCCTGATTCAACAAGCACATATGTAATATCATGGATAAAATATCCTGATGTAGCGAAAGATAGCGGCAATCTTTTACTTATCGAACACAGAAGACCAATTTCTCGTGCTGATGACCAAGTAGAAGAAATAAAAATTTGTGGTGAATGGTAACTTATTAAAAATAATATAAATAATAGAGAATTATGCCAACAGTATTTTCAACATCACCTTATTACGACGATTACGATAAAAATAAAAAATTTTATCGCATATTATTCCGTCCAGGAACGGCGGTTCAGGCAAGAGAACTGACTCAATTACAGACTATTTTTGGGAACCAAATTGAACAATTTGCTGACCATATTTTTAAGAATGGTGCTCAAGTAAAACCCGGACAAATTGCATATGATTTGGAACTTTCGTTTGTAAAAATTGAACCTACGATTAATGGATTTCCTATCAATTTAAATGATATTGACCCAGATAATCAAAATAATGTGGGTGATATTTTCATTGAAGGGGAGAGAAGCGGTGTAAAAGCGAAAGTTATTAAAATTGTTGGTTTAGAAGGTTCAGACCCATTTACTATTTTTGTGAAATATGTAAATAAAGGTACTAATGGGACCTCTTCCACATTTGATAAAGGTAATGTTGATGCAATTCCAACACCTATTCAAGCAGAAAATTTGAGAAAAGTTGGATCTGCGAATCCATTTGCTAAAATAATGGATAGTAATATGGATCCTTTAGGAAACGGATGTTCTGTTTCTATTGAAGCGGGTGTATATTATGTGAATGGTATTTTTGCTAACGTCGAAAGGCAAACAATAATTTTAGACAAATATACAAATACACCTACTTATAAAATTGGATTAGAGGTAATTGAATCAATAATTACATCATCCGAAGACGATTCATTAAACGATAATGCTCAAGGATCAAGCAATTTTGCCGCTCCCGGTGCTCACAGATATTCAGTGAGTTTGAATTTAGTAAAAAGAAACGTTTCTTCTTTAACAGAAGATAATCAAAACTTTGTTGAATTGTTGAGATTAAAAAATGGAATTAGAGAAAAACAAGTAGAAGAAACTGCTTATAGTTTATTAGAAGAAACTTTGGCTCGTAGAACATATGATGAATCCGGTGATTACTATATACGTCCATTTGGTATTGATATTCGTGAACATTTGAAAACAGATACAAACAGAGGAGTATATCCAATTTCTTCTCCTGACCCAGGAGCAAAATTGGGAGAAGAATCTAAATTAGCAGTCGGTATAGAACCATCAAAAGCATATGTGAAAGGATATGAAATTCAAACTTTGGCAACCACATGGTTAGATGTTGATAAAGCGAGAGATACACTCGTTTCTAACAATTCTTCTATAAGAGCAAATTTTGGTAATTGGGTTTATGTATGGAATCCCTATAATTTCCCATCAATCAATAATTATCAAAAAATCAATCTTTATGATATTTCTGTTCTTTATGATTCTAACGGACAAATATCGAATGCTTCTACATTTGGTTCTTTAACACCTATTGGTACCGCAAGGGTTCGTGGATTTGAATATGTTTCCGGAACACCAGGAAATCCATTTTCGAATCCAACAGCGATATATAAAATGTATCTTTTTGATATTCAGATGGTTTCCGGAAAACAATTTTCTGAAGTAAATTCTTTCTATTCTCCAACAGATTTTAGTGATGATCCTGTTGCCGGAATAATTTGCCAAGATTTATATTTGATAAATGCGAACATTTCTCCTTCTCCCAATGACGTTGTTATCTCTTCAACAGGAAGAGTAACAATTGTTTCATACAATTCATCATCTGGTTCCGCAATTGTCAGACCAACAATTAATACAGGTTCAACATTTTATCCAAAAGTTTTAAAGAATGAATTTGTAACCTATGGTGTTTCCGGAACAGCAAAAGTGGGTGAATTGTTGAGTATCCAAGAAACAGGATCAAATACATTAATTTATAGGTTACCAAAAACAGCAATCAAAACTGTGAAAGGAGAAAATAATCAAGTTGATACAACGTATACAATAAAGCGTGTTATTGTAACCACAATTACAAACAATACAATTCTTGTGAATGTTAGTGGTGATGAAGTTTTTGATACATTTAATTTAACAGATTATATCCTTTCCGTTGCAGAAAATTCTTCCAATTTTAGAGGGCATATCATTAATTTGAATGGTCTTCCTGTGAATGTTTCTGGATCTACTTTAACAATAGGTGGTCTTAATGCTTATAATGGACTCCAGGTAAAATTAATTGCTCCTGTAGTTAAACTTGTCGCTACAAGTAAAGCAAAAGATTTACAAACAAAAACACAAACATTTGCAACATATAATATTGATTCCGTGAATTACTTAGATGAAGTTGATATATATTCTCTCATTAGTATTAAAGATTTTTATGGAAATGATGTTACAGAAAGATTTTCATTCGATAATGGACAGAGAGATTCTTTTTATCAACGCGGTTCTTTTTTGTTAAGAAAAGGATCTACTCCTCCAGATTCTCCGATTACTGTTGAATATTCATTCTTTAGACATGGATCTGGAGGTGATTATTTCTCTGTTGATTCGTATAACCAAAACCAAATTAATTATAGTAATATTCCAACATATATAAGCCGTGATACGGGGCAAGTATATCAATTATCGAACTGTTTAGATTTTAGACCAAGGACAAATATCGCTTCTGAAGGACCGATGAGCGATTATCCTATAGGGCAATCTGAAATTTTAAAACCAAATGCGAATGTTCGTTGCGATTTTCAATATTATGTCGGAAGATTCGACAAAATATTTTTAACAAAGCGAGGAGAATTTAAAGTTGTTCGTGGTATTGCATCCGAAAGACCGCAAGAACCGCAAGATATTGCGGATGCAATGTTACTCTATACATTATTTATTCCTGCTTATACATATTCTCCATCTTCTGTATCCGTGAAAAGAATTGATAATAGAAGATATACGATGCGTGATATCGGTAAACTCGAAAAACGCATTTTGAATCTCGAATATTATACAACATTAAGTTTGCTCGAAAAAGAAACTGCTGATATGTATATTCCTGATGATTCGACAGGATTGAATAGATTTAAAAATGGCTTCATTGTCGATTCTTTCGTTGGGCACGGTATAGGCGATGTATTAAATCCTGATTATTCGTGTTCTATTGATATTGAAAGAGGAGAAGCAAGACCTGAATTTATTCAAAATTACTTAGATTTAAATTTACAAACGACGGATCCTGATAGTGGTAATGCTCCTGTTTCGACAAATTATGCAAAAACAGGAGATTTAATCACATTACCATATGTCAATGTGACATTGGTAGAACAACCATTTGCTTCCAACTTTATAAATATAAACCCTTATAATGTTTTTAATTGGGTTGGTTCTATTGAATTGGATCCAGAAACAGATTTATGGAGAGATACTAATAGATTACCTGATATTATACAAAATAATAATGCTGCTTTTGAAGCAGAATTAGTAAGATTATCACCCACATTAGGAACAGTTTGGAATGAATGGCAAACACAATGGACTGGAGTTGTTTCTGAATCATCTACATTTACAACAACAGAAGAAGTAACAAGAGGTATTACTATAGACGAATCTAGAATGAATGCTGCTAGAATGGATAATAGACTTCCTCCTACAGCATTGATTACTACTACTACAACCTCCACAATAGAAAATAAAACACAAGTCGTTCAATCGAACCAAGTAAGAACAGGTGTTGTTACTACTGTCGTACCGAGAGAAACACGCCAACAAATTGAAGACCGTTTGGTGAATAATGATATTATTCCGTTTATGAGAACGCGGGATGTTTATTTTAAAGCAAAAAGATTTAAACCTAGTACATTATTATATCCATTTTTTGATAATGTAAATGTTTCTCGATTTTGTTCTGGATCAGGAGGATCAGGATTCACAACTGTTCCGCCTGTAGTGACATTCTCTGCACCACCTTCAGGAACAACAGCACAAGGTACAACAATTTTAAGAGATGGAAAAGTCGTCTTTATTGAGATTACAAATCCTGGATCAGGATATACTTCAGCACCAACAGTGTCATTTAGTAGTATTCCAAACGGTGCGACCGCTCCTTCTTCGGCTGATGTAATTGTATCTGTAGAAAATGGAAGAGTCGTTTCCGCTGTGTTGAAAATGAAAACCGATGAAAATGGAAATCTAGAAGGTATGTTTAGAATTCCAAATACGGATACGATTCGTTTTAGAACGGGAACAAGAATCTTTAGATTAGTTGATGATCGAGAAAATAGAAGAGTATTTACAACTACTTTTGGTGAATGTAGATATGTTGCTCAAGGATTTTTAGAAACACGACAATCTACAATACTTTCGACAAGAGAACCGCAATTGGTGAGAACAAATGTTTCTGAAAACAGAATCTTGACAAATGTTGTTACAACATCAAATGAAATTTCAAGGGAATCTACCATAGAATCGGGTTGGTTAGATCCAGTAGCACAAACATTCATTACAACAGATAAGGGTGGATCATTTATCACAAGTGTTGATATCTTCTTTGCTTCTAAAGACGATACAATTCCTGTAACATTACAAATTCGTGATGTTGTAAATGGGTACCCAGGACAAAGAATAATTCCGTTTGGAGAAGTTGTTTTGAATCCAGTTGATGTTGTTATTGATCCGGACGGAACGAGAAATCTCCCAACAAAATTTACATTCAAATCACCAATCTATATCCAAGAGAATGTTGAATATGCGATTGTCTTGATTAGTAATTCGAATAATTATAATGTTTGGATTTCTCGTATGGGAGAAAATCAGATAGGGACAACGAATCCAATTTCTGAACAACCATATGCGGGATCATTTTTCAAATCACAAAACGCAAGCACATGGACGGCAGAACAATTAGAGGATCTAAAATTTACAATTTATAAAGCAAAATTCGATACTTCTGTTATCGGAAATGTAATTTTCGTGAATGATGTTGTTCCTTCCCAATCACTAGATTCTCTTTGTTTCTGGACTGTAGAAGGATCAGAAAAGGTTCGAGTTTATCAAAAAAATCATGGAATGCCTTTTAACACATCTCCGGCATCAAGTAAAGTATTAATTCAAGGTGTAACAGGAACACTGAATGGAATTCCTTCTTCTGAATTTAATGGTATTCATGAAATTTCTGATGTAACATTAGATACATATACAATCAATTTAGTAACTCCAGCAACAGCAACAGGATTTACAGGAAATGAAGGAATTACAGCAACTCGGAATTATCAAATGGATGTTGTACACCCAATCGTACAAAATATTGTTTTCCCGAACACCGAACTTTCGTTTTCAATTAAAACTGTTTCTGGAAAATCGGTTTCTGGTAATCAACAACCGTATTCAAAAACACAGAATTGGGAACCGATTATTGTAAATTCTAATGTAGAATTTACAAATCCAAAACTTATTGCATCAGCTTTGAATGAAATTGATCTAGTGCAAGCGGGTGTTGGTGTCTACAATAATAAATCATTTGTATTAAGATCATTATTTATAAGCGAATATGACAATTTATCACCAGTAATTGATACACAAAGAATTGGTGTTGTTGTTGTTGGAAATAGAATAGCAGATTATACACACAAAACAGTAAATATAAATAGTCCTTCTGGGTATGATTTGAGACCAGCATCCCGTTCAATTAATATTGCAAATTGTTCATTACTATCGGATGATAATTCAATTAATACTTCATCGGATGTGTTTACAGACCAAACAATTCTTGGAAAATATATACATTTAACATCTCCTAATAATAATTTTAATTCATTTGAAACGGCTATTAAGGTGATTGAAATTGCTTCTCCAAGAAAGTTGATTGTTGATGCACCCATTACTACAACATTGAACACATCTGCTGTAATTGATGTATATGATTTCTTTACTGCTGAAGAAGGAGCATTTGATACCTCTAATCCGGCAAAATATATTACTCGTCCTTTGAATTTATTGGAACCAGCAAATTCTTTGAGAGTTTTTGTTACAGCTTTTCGTTCCTTTGATTCTGATTTCGATATCTATTATAGAGTAGGACGTTCTACAGATAACAAATTATTTGAAGAACAACCTTATAAGAAAATGAATTTGGATAATATTCCACAAAACAATTTAGAAAGATTTGTTGAATATAAATATTCAGTAGAAGAAGAAGTCGAATTTACTACAGTTTCATTTAAGATTGTGATGAGAAGTACAAATTCGGCAAATGTACCGAGATTTAGAGATATACGAGGCATCGCTCTATCGTCATAATATGATACCAGTAGAAAAATATAACGATCTTTATAGGGATCCTAACAGTAAAGGTATTGTTAATTCCAACAAGAAAGAACGAGAATTGTTTCTTGAAAGGAAGAAAAGGATTTTGAATAAAGAAAAAACGTTAGAAAAAATAATTACAGATTTAAATAATAGGATAGAAGTATTGGAAAAAATACTTTTGGAGAAAAATAACTAATGCCTGTACCACTTCCGATTGAAATTACGGATAATTTCGACCAATGGCGTCAAAAATGTAATCAAGCTTTTCAGGTACTTTTAGATGTCGTCAATGAAAATCCTGTCCAAACATTAATAGAAATGGAAATACCAGTGAATAATAGAGATATTCTTTTATATGATAATACATCTCAAACTTTTAAAAATACTCTATTCGATGCTCTTATCCAAGACTATTTACAAGATAATGGTTTTCGTTCCGACAGTAAGGTGAAAAAATATTATTTCACAAATCAAAATAATTTATATTAGAGGAAAATATGGCAAACGGAAGATTAGCGAGTGGTGTAATTTCGAGCACGAATGTTTGGGAACAATTTTATCAAGTTCCTGTTGGATTTACTGCTTCTATTACTCTGAATGTGTGCAATCAAGGAGCAAACAACGCGAAAATTCGTGTTGCTATTCCATCTTCAACAAACGTAAATCCAGAAGATATTATAGAATATGATGTCGAGATATATAAAAATGAATCATTTCAGAGAACAGGAATCGTTCTTTCATCGGGGCAATATTTGTTTATTCGTTCTAATGAAGGCTCGATTAGTGTCAATATTTGGGGATTCGAAGAAGAAATTTAAGGAAGTTTTATGAAAAAGTTTTGGTTAAGTATAGTATCCTTCTTTAAAGGAGAAAAATGGAAAAAAGCCAGATTTGTTGTTGCTTTAATTGCTGATATGTTACCGTATGTCGAAACGGCAGTTACTATATTATCTAATTTGACACAGAACAAACAACTAAAAGCGATCCAAAAAGCATTAAATTATTTTAATATTCCAAAAGAAGAAATACCATTTAATCCAGAAAGAACATATACAAAATCGGAAATAAATGGTATATTGATGTCGGCGGCTAATTATGCTGTCCGTGATGAGATACAGAAAGCAATTGAAAAAACGGCAGAAGGATTTTTAATTTTTGGTGGACAAAAAATTAAAAATTCATCCGAAATACCAGATAATATTATAAATACTGCTGTAAACACCGTTTACACATATTTGAAAAATTCGCAAGGAAAAGAAAACGATGAATAATTTATTCGATGATATTAAGTTTAATGAGGTTAGAATTGTTCTTAAAAAATTTGAAGGAGAACAAACGGAAAAACCATTTGAAGAAATCATTATAGAAAACGGAGAAATTGTAGAAATTAGGAGATATAAAGAAGATGCCACTATTAAATAGCGGTCGCGACCATATCGCAAAAACTATAATCGGGGAATCTGTTACCGCCTTCAATAATGCTAATGCATATATTGCTGTAGGTAATAGTAATACTGCTTTTTCGGCTTCCCAAACCGATTTACAAGGTGCTAGTAAATATCGCAAAGCGGTGGATGCTTCTTATCCACAAAGAACAAATAATGTTCTCACATATCGTGCAACATTTTCTACCTCTGAAGCGAATTTTGATTGGGAAGAATGGGGTATTGCTAATGATCCAACTTCTGGTACACTATTAAACCGTAAAGTTGAATCGCTAGGTACAAAAAATTCATATCAGACATGGCAATTTACTGTCGATATTACTGTTGTAGCAGGATAAATTTATGTCTTTACAATATGCTTCTGGAACAAGAGTAAATGTGACATTTTCAACAACCGCGACAGGTCTTACCGGAAAACGAGAGATTTTATATAATTTAGGATTAGCTTTACAAGATGCCGGTTGGGACATCACAACCGGATCTCTTACACCAACAACAGATTCAATTATTTTTGGATCACAATATACACCTGATTCTAATTTGAGAATGAAAGTGAATATTGATACCGCTTCAACGAACTGTTGTAGAATAAGAGCTATGCGATATTCTGATGAATTACAGGGAACAAATGTCGCATCTGGTATGTTTCTTGTTCCAGCAGTATCTAAAAATTGGAGAATTATTGCTAATAGACATCAATGTTTTATTTTTGAAACTGCCGGTAATAATACTGGATCTATAGCATATTTTGGTACACCATGGATACCATCATGGCAGCACGGTGTTGTAACGGAGTGTTATTTTTCTTATGCTAATAGGATTTCTGATAATACGACAACCGCTGTTGGATCCTTCCGGGTTAATTTAAGAGGATCATATCAAAATGCCCATGGTAATTTGTATGCAAATTGGAATAATGTTATTATAGATCATTTTAATAACATATCAAACGTTGCAAGCTCCGGATTAGGATTGATGGCTTTTCATGGTTCATCTTTACAACAGGCTGCTGAAGTTTGTAAAGAATGGGCAGACGGTACTGAATTAATGTATGATCCTCTTATTAAGTGGCCCGATACTGCTGTTGCTTCTCAAAAAGCACGAATCAAAGGACAACTTTGGGATGCCGCAATTATTTCAGGATCATATGCAACCGAACAAACATTTACTGATGGAAACGGTATCAAATGGTATGTTTTCACAGACAATTCTCCGATAGATAATACAACGTTTGGTCCGGGAACACTATTATTAAGAGTACCATAAAATGTCTAGGTTTTTAGGTATAGGTTCTGTTTATGTTTCTGATGAGCATATAACTCAAAATAGGGTAAAGATATTAAACACAAACCAAAGTACATTTAGAAATATAAATCCAAATTCTTTTGTAGTTTCCGCCGCCGCTCCCGTATCATCTTCTAATTTGTTTTATTTACAACCAGGAACAATATTAACGGCAACAACAAAATATGCGGATTACGCAAATTTAGATATAATTTTATCTGAAATAGTTGGAACAGATTCATTAACAATAATTTCTACAGAAGCTTTAAATTCTTTCCTTTCTTATTTGGATTTGATTGATAATCTTTCTATTTCTTTTACAGAAAATTACCAAACATTTTCTTCTCTGACAAACAACGAAACTATTTTTGTTGATTTAATTGAAGAAGAAAATATTTCTCTCGCGCTAGAATCCCTGGATTCAATTTCTTTTCAATTAGAACAATTAACAACAATTGCAAATGTGATTGAATCCTATGATTCAATTGGATTAAATTTTATAGAAAATCAAAGCATTTTCGTTTTTATTAATACAATAGAATCATTACTTGTTAATTTAGAAGAAGTATATAGACTTTCGAAGTTTTTTTCATCTTCTGATTCTGTTTCCGTTTCGTTGAATGAAAACGAATCTATATTAAACATAATTCAAAAGTTGGAAACATTAATTATTTCTTTAACAGAAAGTTTACAAACAAATGTTTCTTTTATATCTAACGATAATATCAATATAATTCTTTCAGAAAACAAATTTATTGATATTCTCCTTTCTTCCGTCGATTCTATTTCAACAATCATTGAAGATATTGGATATTTTTTTCGAGACCTTTTTTCTAATGATTCGGTTTCTATAACTTTTAACGAAAATAGCCAAATAACACTTGTAATCCGAGGTATGGATTCTTTGTTGGTTTCTCTAGAAACAATTCTTTCTTTTTTTAAGGAATTAAATTATACAGATTATATTGAAAATGGTATAACCGAATTTGTTCATATACAAAATATATTTTCTTCTTTTGATTCGATAGAAAATTCGATAGAAGAACTGAGAAATTTAATAAACAAAATTAAAAAAACAGAAATTCTTTCTTTTCAGGTCGAAGAAGAGTTGAAAACAGTAGAAACTTATATCAAAAAAACAGAAAACCTTCTTTTATCTACGAATGATTTATTAAATATAACCCACAAATTATTGGTAAATTTGAGCGATTCGGATACATCCGTTTTCATCGCAGCGGAAAATGTAAATAATTTGAAAAATATATTTTATTCAATTGACAACTTAGGTACTTCTATCCTTGAAAATGTTAATTTATTTTTGAATTTGTTTTCTTCCGAAAATGTTACAATTTCGGTGATTGATTTGATGAATGATTTGCGAGTTTTTATTTCAAAAAATGATATTATTGAAATAAATGATAATATAAAACAATTGTTTGTGGAATTGAATCCAACAAATGATGAAGTAATTGTGGGTATGAAAGCGAATATTATATATAATGATTTATTGGTAGCCCTTTTAAAGAAAACGGAATCTTTATTAGAAATAGTAGAAAAAATTCAATATTTGTGTAATATCATCCAAAAAGAAATTTTTGTTGCTGAAATTGAAAAGAAAGTTGAATCTTCTATAATTGGAGAATCAAATGTGATTGATTCGGAAGTAAAAAGAAAGAAATAGAAGGCCTAAATATATCATATGATTAATGGAAAAATATTTACTATAAATACAACAGAATCGGCGAGTTTTTCTGTAAAGGTATCTACAAAAAATCCTGGTGGTCAGGCTGTTCCTGTTAATTTGGACGAAAAGGAACTTCATTTTTATGTGAAATTTAATGAACAGGATAAAGATGAAGACGCCTTCATTCACAAATTCACAGGTTCTGGAATTACTCATACAAATCCTGCTTTAGGGGAAGCGGAAATTGATTTGTTGCCTTCCGATACTGTTTCTCTTTTAAATACAAATTTAACACATAAAACATATTGGTCCTTACGAGTCGTTTATGGAAGTGTTAATAAATTTATCCAGGAGGGTGTGCTCTTAATCACACCGGCATAATATGGCAATTCCAAATTCACGGCAATCTTTAATTGATTATTGTAAACGTGCTCTTGGACATCCTGTTATAAACATTGATGTTGCGGATGAACAGATTCAAGACCGAGTTGATGAAGCTTTACATTTTTATCGTGAATTTCATGGTGATGGTGTAACGCGAGATTACTATAAGCATAAAGTAACTGCTCTTGATAAACAAAGACAATATATTGAAATTCCGGAAGAAATTTCACAAATAATTCGTGTTCTTACTGCTCCTGCTCTTGCAAATTGGGGTGGTATGTTTTCTTTTACATATCAATTTTTTTTGAATGATTTTTACCGCCCTGGAGGTATAGGTCTTGGTGGTAACCTTTCTAATTATGATATTACGATGCAGTATTTAAATTTGATTGACCACTTCTTCAATCAAGAAAAAACCGTACATTTTGCTAGAAACGAAAATAAATTGAGAATTAATATTGATTGGAATAAAGTTGTTAAAGTCGATAGTTATTTTATTATTGAATGTTATAGGATTATAGACCCAGAAGTACACACAAAGATGTGGAATGATTTGTGGTTGAAAAAATATTTGACCGCATTGATTAAATTACAATGGGGAGAAAATTTAAAAAAATATTCTGATGTATCTTTAATTGGTGGTGTTAAATTAAACGCCGATAAAATTTATGAAGAAGCTAAAATAGAAAAGGAAACATTAGAAAAACAAGCACAAGATACATGGCAACTACCAATAGATTTTATGATTGGTTAGATAGGAGATTTTATGCCAAAAGCATTTAAGCAATATATCCAAGAAGCAATCGGAAACAAATATGTCAACCACCAACTTCTTTCAAAAAAAGGATATGAATTAATGGGAACGGATCAATATTATAAAAAAGGTGCTCCTGGAATTAAATTAAAGAAAGGTGCTGAATGGGTTTCACTGAAAGATCCTAAATTAAAAGGAAAATCTACAACAGATTTGGCAAGATATTTGCGTTCAACGGGTGGTTTCCAAATTGATGAAGATGTTATAAAAAGTGAGGCGCATGCAAAGAAGCTTTATAAAAAATATAAGAAAGAATTAGAAAAATATGATGATATGGAAAAACGTAAAATTCGTATGCTCCCGGGTGAACAGATCCGTTCTAGAGAATTGCGTTTTAAGATGAAAAAGTTAAAGAAAATGATTGGTCCTGATTATCCTATGGAAGAAGTAAATGATTTGGAAGAAAAATGTCACGGTAAGGTAGATAATTTATCGTCTGATAAAAATCCTAATGTAAAAGAGGGTATGAATTGGAAACCATATACTTTTAGACGAAAGCGCGAAAAAGAGATGAATGTAAATAGAGAAAAAGAAAGGATGACCGGAATGAAAAAGATTCCGATTGATATGAAATTTAAGCAAAAGAATAGTTAACTATGCCAACAAATCCATACTTAAATCATTTAGGATTTACAAATATGAATGAACAGCTTTTGTATAACAATCTTATACAAGAAGCGATTCGTAATTATGGTATGGATGTTATCTATATTCCGAAAACAATTTCTAAATTGGATTTACTATTCGGAGAAGATGTATTAAAGAAATTTGAAAAATATTATCCAATTGAAATGTATTTTGAATCTGTTGATGGATTTTCTGATGACAGAAATTTTCTTTCCAAATTTGGTTTAGAAATACGAAAACAAGCAAATTTTGTTGTTTCTGTGGATCGCTTTTCGCAAGAAGTACAAGATGATCCGAGTGTGGCTGTTCGCCCAAATGAAGGTGATTTGATTTACATGCCATTAACTCGTGATTTGTTCGAAATTGTATTTGTCGATCATGAAGCAATTTTCTGGCAACTAGGAAAAGTTTTTGTTTGGCGTATACTTGTAGAAAAATTTGCTTATTCTTCAGAAGAAATTAATACAGGAATCCCGGATATTGACACAATAGAAACGAATAATACAATGGTACAAGGTCCTATTTTTACAATACAATTAGAATCTGGTGGTTGGGGATATACTACTGCTCCAACAGTTGTTATTACTGGCGGCGGAGGCTCCGGTGCTTCTGCTATCGCTACAATCAATACAAACGGAAATGTTATTTCTGTATCCGTTTCTTTTAATCCATTAACATTTGTTCCGTATACGAGTCCACCAACAATTACATTTACTGGTGGAAATGGGTATGGGGCAAGAGCGAGAGCAATTCTTGTTGATAATAATTATGGTTCAAAACCTGGATCAAATAATACTTTAATACAAAATGATGCTGATGAAATTCTCGATTTCTTGGAAAGAGATCCATTCAGTGGAGGCAATTATTAATGCTTTCACATTCCCCTTTTTATCATAGTCATTTAAGAAAATTGATTACATCATTCGGAACAATTTTCAATGATATATCTATTCAAAGAAAAGATAATACGGATAATGTAATAAAAACTATTTCTGTTCCTATTTCTTATGCTCCGAAAGAATTTTGGGTGGCAAGATTACAACAAGACCCGAATCCAAATATTCCAGGACAAGCTACACCTATAAAGATGATTGTTCCGAGAATGGGTTTCGAAATGATAAATATGACATATGACCATACGAGAAAATTAATTTCTACGGGTCAAAATGTCGCAATTAATACTGAAGAAGGTGATACGATTCTTTCTCAATTTCAGCCTGTTCCTTGGAATATTGATTTTGGATTATATATTATGACAAGAAATATTGATGATTCATTACAAATTATCGAACAAATATTGCCATTTTTTACTCCCGATTTTATGATAACGATAAAAGAAATGCCGGGAATGAATTTAATTCGTGATATTCCTATTGTATATGGTGGTATTTCTTCTGAAATTATTTTTGATGGAACACCCGATAAAGTAAGAACAATAATGTGGAATCTTTCTTTCACGATGAAAGGATATCTATATCAACCTATAAGAAAAGTGAAAATAATTAAAGATTCTACTGTTAATTTAATCGCCGAATCTACGAAAGGTAATTCGGGAACATCAATCCGTGCTGTAGTTGACCCCATTGATGCTAAATTTGATGATACTTGGCAAATACAAACAGAGATTAGAGATTTTTCAGAATAAATAAAAAAGAGAACAAATTATGAACAATAAGGCTTTAAGAGAACGCAAAAAATTATCTTCTGATAATAATACATTTACCGGGAAACCAGGTGAAATTGTAATCGTTACGGATGAAAAAACGCTCGCCATTCATGATGGAGTAACCGCTGGTGGTGTGAAATTATCGAAAGAAGATGCTAATTCTACATCTATACATCAACACGCAACGGCAACGCAATCGACACCAGGATTTTTAAGTGCTGCGGATAAAACAAAATTGGATAATCTTTCGCAACAAGCACTACCACCAGCTTCTTCTCAAAATAATCCAGATACTCTCGTTAGGAGAGACACAAACGGTGATTTTGCAGCTAGAAATATAACAGCAACACAATTTATCGGTGCTTTAAGTGGATTGGCAACAGGAATTTCTGGTAATTTATCGGGTGATGTTACTAGCATAGGAATGGTTACAACTCTACAATCGGTTACTACTCCAGGTAATTATGGTTCTTCAACAGAAGTTCCGAGAATTACTGTTGATGCAAAAGGAAGAATTACTGCTGTTCAATTACAACCAATTTCCGCTACTGCCAGCGGCGCCGCCGGTGGAGACCTGGGTGGTAATTATCCAAATCCAACAGTAGAGACGGTTGGAACAAGAACCAAAGCACAAATTTCTCAGAGTGTTTTGGATACTATTAATGCTACAAATTCACCAACAGCAAATACAATAGTGAAACGGGACAGTAGTTCTAAGTTTAGATCCGGATTAACTTCTATATCAGATTCTTCTGATACAGTAGTATCGAAATCATATGTTGATGCTTTGGGTGGTTCCGGAGGTTATTCTAATTTTGCTGTCTACAGAAGAAATCCGTCTTCCGGAACACAAGAAATTTCTGTGAATGGTGCAAGTTTTACTAACACAAATGCGGGAACATTTTCTGTACCTTCAAATGTTAGAGTTGTTGGTATGATTTTAGTTTCTGGTGGACAAGGTGGATTTTATATCATTAGAGGAACGGGGTCGTTTTTAGTTGGAGACCCTGGAGGAACATCAGGGGCAGTCTTTTATGCTTCTATGGTTCCTGTTGTTCCTGGATCGAATTTATCCATTACTATAGGTAGTGGTGGTAACGGTGGATATTGGGATAATATAAGTTCGATGATAATGAATCCTGCCGATGGTGGATCAACAATAGTATCTGGATTACTTTCATTTTTAACAGGATCCGCTTCAAAAACGATAACCATTCCTGGTGGTACTTCAAGCAATATGAACCAATTTACTAGTGGATCTTCTCCTATCTATTTTTTCATTCCTACTTTAGGTGGTGATTATGCTTATTTACCGAACATTAGAAAAACCGCTAATATTTTTGGTGTAGGTGGTGCAGTTGCAGGAACACCAACACCGGAATCTACTGTAGCGTTTGGTAGTTTTTCTCCTATAGGAACAATTTTAGAATTAGGAAATCCAAGCACGCCTGGGATTCAAACAACACCTACTAGGTCTGGAATAGGATCAGGTGGCTCAAGTACTGTCGTTTTGTCAGGAAATTCTTCTATTTCTGCTGGAGCAGGTGGACATGGATATGCAATTATTTTCTATTAGAGGTTATAGTTTAGAACCGGATTTAAAAGATAAAGATGTAATTACTATAGAAAAGAAAAATAATTATGAAAAAGGTGATATTGTTGTTTTAGATTTACCAAAATATGGACGAATAATAAAAAAAATTACACATGTTGCCGGAGAAGAGTTTCCAGAAGATGGTTGTTTAAAAGAATGGAAAAAGTTTTATAATATTATTCCAAAAGGATATGCTATCGTTATGGGTAATGCTATAAATAGTATAGATAGTAGAAAATTTGGTCCAATAAATATAAGTTCAATAATGGGAGTAGCAAAAAAAGTAAATGCCTAATCCAAACACTGCTGTTTTTCCTTCTGCGATTGCTACAGATTCTACTTTTCCTGTTGCTACTGGTTCATTCCAAACTATTTTAACATCCGCCATTAATAATTCCACAACAACTATTCCAGTCGGATCAACAAATTCTGAGGTTCCTATTATATTGAGAATTAATAATGAATTAATTTTGGCTATAAACAAATCAGGAAATAATTTTATAAATTGTGTTCGTGGTTTTTATGGTACTACGGCGATTTCTCATTCCTCCGGTGCAAATGTTTTTTGTTATATTACAGCATATCATTTTAACCAATTGGCAAAAGAATTGATTGCTGTTCAAACTGCATTAGGCGTAAATCTAGAAAATATTACACCATTAATAGCACCACAATATATATATTATAGGGTTGGTATTGTTCAGGATGATAATCCAACTCTAGCGTTTTCTGTAAAAACAGCAACAAAGCCAACTGTTGTAAAAATAGAATATAATAGAGTTTTGACAGCCGCCGCACAATATGGAGCAGGATCTTCTCAAGAAATGTATGAAAACCTTTTTGTTCCGGAAGATTTTTTAGAAGAAAGTAATATCGAATTAATAATGACTTGGAATACTCCTGAAACAATAGGAAATGTGAGATGGGAATTATATGCATCTGAAGTTGAATCTGGTGATAGTTTAGATATACCATCATGGACAATAAGTTCTTTTGTTCAAGATACTGTTCCTGGTATAACAGAAAGATTGGTTAAGTCAACAATTGTAGCATCTACTATAGGATTAACATTGTCAGGTAAACATCTTTTCTTTAAAATTATGAGAGGAACTGATACTGCTGCTGGTCCAGCAAATTTAATTTCAGCAAAATTTAAGTTAATGAGAGCGATGTCAAATGCCTAATCCAAATACTGCTGTTTTTCCTGCTTCTATTCCAACAGATGTCTCGTTAGCTGGTGTTGCTACTGACAATCTTTATACCACTTTATCGGCATCTATCAATAATAGCCAGACAAATAATATTGCCGTAACTTCTAGTTCTTTTGAAGTACCTGCTCTATTGTTGATTGATTCAGAATTGATTCTTGTGGAATCAAAAGCAGGGAATATTTTAAATGATGTAACTCGTGGATTTGCAGGAACGACCGCTGCATCACATCTCGCGGGTGCAAATGTTTATGGGTATATATTTGCCTTCAAAATGAATCAGATTTCTGCTGAAATAAAAGCCATTTGTAATTCATTAGGGCAAAATCTCTCAAATATACTTTATTCAGGACGTTCTGCTGGAGGTGATTTAGCAGGGACATATCCTAATCCAACATTAGCAAATATTGTTGGATTGACACCAGGAACATTTGGTGAAGGGGAATATGTTCCAGTAATAACTGTTGATCAGAAAGGTAGAATTACAGAAATATCCGAAACACCAATTACTATTACAGGTGGTGGAAACCCAACAGGTCCAGCAAGTGGTGATTTAGGAGGTACATATCCATCACCAACTGTCGAAACTGTTGGAAGCAAAACAAAAACAGAAATTTCAAATACCGTAAATAAAGTTGCAAATTCTACAAACGCAAATGTTGTTTCTACTTTAGTTGAAAGAGATTCGAATGGAGATTTTGCGGCTAGAAATATAACAGCAACACAATTTATTGGTTCTTTAACAGGAAATGTAAATGGTAATGTGACAGGAAATGTTTCTGGTACTGCTGCTTCTTTTACAGGAAATCTGACAGGTGATGTTACTAGCGTAGGTATGACAACTACGCTTTCTAACACTCCTGTTACTCCTGCCGAATATGGATCTTCAACACAAGTTGCTAAAATCACCATTGATTCAAAAGGGAGAATTACTGCTGCTGTTAATGAAACAATTTCCGGTGTTATACCAGGTGGAGCGGCTGGTGGAGATTTAGCAGGTACATACCCAAATCCAACAGTTTCTAAATCTTCATTTACATCATTTTCAATTAATGATGTCCGTATAAAAGATAATTCGGGAAATATTCAATTTAGAAATTTTAATGATGATGCATTTATTGATATTGAAGCGAAGAGGATTTTTCAAAAAGAATTTTCTAACGTACCAGCAACACTAAAATATAGTATTCCTTATACAGATTTAGTGGATGCTGATGTAACACAGGAAATTATTTTTGCTTCATTGCCCGCGAAAGCAAAAGTGTTAGCAATAACATTAAAAACAGAAACAGAATTTTCTGGTTCTGGATTTACATCCGTGAATGTAGAAATTGGTGATGGAAATATAGATGATTATTATGTAACCGTATATGATTGTGATGCTACTGTTTCCAATACAAATTATAGTGATACTCAAATGTACAAATCGCCCACATTTAGTCCTAGTAATTTGGTTGCTAAATTTACAGCAAATCAAAATTTTGGAAACGGAACAACAACAAATTTAAGTTCCGGTAACCTAGATATATGGGTTACTGTTGTTGTTCTTCTATAGGAGGTCAAACTGATGGCTTTTGTAGATTGTGAAGGATTCGAATCTCTTTATTCGAATGCACCTTCATTAAAAGAAGAATTTATATCAATAGCCGCCGTAACTAGTAGTACAGATCCACAAATAACTGCATTTGGTTTTGGGAAATGTTTCGGAACAGGTATAGGTACATTTGATCAATTGTTTGTTTCCAAATTTCCAGGTTTAGTAAACAAAAAAACAATTTTCTTCAATTGGCATTTTAAAAATGTAATTAATAATACTATTACTTTTAATTTACTAACACTACAAGATGAAAGTATAACACAGGTTGCTTTAAGAAGAAATGGAGATGGTTCATTTTCCGCTCTTAGAGGCTCTACGGTTTTAGCAACATCACCTATAATTACAACTAATAATCAATATTATTTCCTTCAATTAAAAGTTGTAATTGATTCTACGAATGGTGAATTTATATTTAAAGTGGACAATTCGACAGTTTTTAATTTAACCGGAATTAATACACAAAATACTGCAAACGATTATGTAAATAGATATACATTTAATGCACAATCTAATACAATTTATATTGATAATGTTGTTATTTATGATGATAGTGGGTCTGTAATGAATGATTTTACAGAAGAAACGAGAGTAATAGGTCAATATCCTACAGGAAATGGTGACACGATTGAATGGACTCCCAATACTTCAACCAATTTTTCTAGAGTAAATCAGAATTATGATGGGGATACAACATATAATTTTACCGATACGGTAGGACACACTGATTTATTTACATATGCTTCTCTTGTTACATCAGGAGCAAATGTATATGCTATAAAAGTGGGATCCACATTTAGAAAAGATGATGCTAATACAAACGCGGTCGTAAATGTGGTAAAAAGTGGTGGTACGATTTATGAAGATCCTGCTGGTCCGTATGAATCTTCTCCTTCTTACATAATCAAAGAATGGATTATGATAAATGATCCAAATACATCTTCACCATGGACTGTTTCTGCGGCAAATGCTATTCAATCAGGAATAAGAAGAAAATTATAATAGGAGTTAATGGAATGTCTTTTGTAGATTGTGAAGGATTCGAAACTATCAATAACAATGATGTAAAAGAAACACTCATAGGAGTTTCTAATAATTATATCACGAGTAGTGATCCACAAATTACTGCTTTTGGATATGGTACAGCTTATGGAAAAAATGTCGGTGGTGCTGAAGATACCTTTTCTTGTTATTTTCCAGGTTTAGTAAACAAAAAAACAATTTTCTTCAATTGGCACCTGAAAGGTAATTCTACCACTGCTTCAACCAATATGCATTTGACGCTGTTAGATGGTGCATCAACACAGGTCGTTTTAAGAAGAAATGGAGACAATTCATTTTCCGCTCTTAGAGGCTCTACGGTTTTAGCAACATCTTCTCCAATAATTACAGTAACAAAATATTATTTCCTTCAATTAAAAGTTGTAATTGATTCTACGAATGGTGAATTTATATTTAAAGTGGACAATTCGACAGTTTTTAATTTAACCGGAATTAATACACAAAATACTGCAAACGATTATGTAAATAGATATACATTTTTAGTATTATCAAATTTTAATTTCATTGATAATGTTGTTGTTTATGATGATGCAGGAACACAAATGAATGATTTTACACCAGAAACTAGGGTTTTTGGTCAATTCCCTACTGCTAATGGTGATATAAATGAATTTACTCCCAATACTTCAACCAATTTTTCTAGAGTAAATCAGAGATATGATGGGGATACAACATATAATTTTACCGATACGGTAGGACACACTGATTTATATGCATATAATGCTTTAGTACCTTCTGGATCTGCTGTATATGGAGTAAAGACAAGCATTTTCTTTAGGAAATCGGATTTAGGAGATAATGAGGTCGTAAATGTGGTAAAAAGTGGTGGTACGATTTATGAAGATCCTGCTGGTCCGTATGAATCTTCTCCTTCTTACATAATCAAAGAATGGATTATGGAAAAAAATCCAAATACAAATGATTTTTGGACCGTTTCTGGAGCAAACTCATTACAAACAGGAATTAGAAGGAAATTATAGGAATACATAATGCCATCAAGAACAACTCAAATAACATTACAAATTCCAATAAAACCAACACAATCAGCTTCCCGCGTTACAAATATTACATCACAAATCACTGAAGGTACGGGAACATCATCAAATTTTTCGTTTTTAACAAAAGCGACACGGGATATTGTAAATACATTTAATACAAATCTATCACATATAACAAAAGCAACACGAGATGTTGTGTGTTCTGTGTATCCAGTTCCGAATGATACAAGAATAACACAAGCAACAAGGCAAATCGTTTGTGAGGTAAAAAGAGAACCAGTATTTGGACATATAAATATTCCTATAGGATATTAAATGAATGAAAAATGTTGCTGAGAAATTAAATGAAGTATTAGGTATTGCCGAAGAATTAATACAAGAAGAAAGAGAAGAAAATAAAGTTGTGGAAATGATTCCAGTTTCCACAACACCATCTATATCTCCTTCTCCTATTACAAACAATTCAATCAATACTTCTATTGATATTTTCCAAGAGATAGAAGAAAGTACAAAAGAAAGAATTTCGGAATTAAATGAAGACATAAAAGCGGCGAGAGATAACCTTTCTTTTCTAATAAAAATTGGTAAAGATGCTGCTGATGAATTACAAAATTTGGCTATTGAATCGGAAGAACCAAGAATGTATGAAGTATTCAGTGAATTAATTAATAGTATTTCTTCTGTGACAAAGGAAATGATTTCACTTCATAAAGTCCGATCCGATATTATAAGAAATGAATTTGAAAGAAAACGTCCAGTAAAAGAAGAAATAAAAAATTTAACACAAAATAACACCACAGTATATTTAAATACTACTGATGTTATAAAAGCGATCCGTGAAGGTGCGATGGATGCCGACATACAATCAACAGCAGATTAAATGCTTTTCTAATAATCCAAAATTAAAAGATGCCGGGCAATCTTTACCTTATGATTCACACATGATTTCGGAATTAGTAAAATGTCAGAAAGATCCCATTTATTTTATCAGAAATTATGTAAAAATTCTTAATGTTGATAAAGGTATTATTAATTTTGACCTTTATAAGTATGAAGAAGAATTTATTGAAAAAATGCAAAACAATCGTTTTGTAATTAGTAAGTTTCCTAGACAAAGCGGAAAATCAACAACCGTTATTGCTTACTTTTTATGGTATATTCTTTTTAACGATAATGTTAAGGTTGCTCTACTTGCAAATAAAGCAGAAACGGCACAGGAATTGATGTCAAGATTACAATTTGCGTTTGAATGTCTCCCATTTTGGATTCAACAAGGTGTGTTGGTTTGGAATAAACGTTCAATCGAATTAGAGAATGGGAGTAAAATGCGCTGTGCTGCTACTTCCGCTTCCGCTGTCCGCGGTGATACTTATAATATTATTTTTTTGGATGAATTTGCTCACATTCAACCACCTAGATTAGCAGACGAATTTTATACTTCCGTTTATCCAACAATTATGTCTGGACAAACGACAAAAATGTTTATCGTTTCTACACCAAAAGGAATGAATCTATATTATAAATTATGGATTGATGCCGTAGAAAAAAGATCAAATTATATTCCTATAAATGTTGATTGGAACCAAGTTCCTGGAAGAGACGAAAAATGGAAAGAAAAGGTTATTGCTGACATAGGTCCCGATAGATGGGCGCAAGAGTTTGAATGTCAATTTATTGGATCTTCCGGAACATTGATTTCTACAACAAAATTGCGGCAAATGGCATTTAGAAATCCAATTAGCAACATTCATGGATTAAATTTGTATGAATATCCAAAAAAAGATCACCGGTATTGTTTATCTGTCGATACTGCTGAAGGGAAAGGTTCTGATTATCATGTGATTCAAGTTATTGATGTTACTAAACTTCCATTTAGACAGGTTGCCGTTTTCCGGGATAACACTTCTCCTGTTATGTTGTTACCTAATATAATTGATACCATCGGTAAATATTATAATAATGCTCAGGTAATTATAGAAATAGCTTCAACCGGTATGCAGGTTGCAGATATGCTTCATTTTGATATCGAATATCCTGAAATTATTCATGTTACCGTTAAGGGGCGTTTTGGACAAGTAGTTGGAGGCGGATTCTCAAAGACTTTTCAGCGTGGTGTAAAGATGTCTCCGGCAGTAAAACGAATGGGGTGTATGAATTTGAAAACACTCATTGAACAAGAAAAACTGATTATTCAGGATTTTGATACAATAAGTGAATTAACTACATTTGTAGATAATGGAAGCGGAAAATATCAAGCAGAAGAAGGGTGTAATGATGACACGACGATGGCGCTTGTTGTTTTTTCTTGGTTAGTAGCACAAAGATATTTTAGAACTGATGATGATGGAATAGATGTTCGCCAAAATTTGGAAGAAGAAAATAAGGATTGGATAAATAACGAAATGTTGCCGCCGATGCTTTCTATTTCTGATGGAAGAGAAGAAGATTATGAAATTGATTCGCAAGGTATTGCATGGAGATCAATTATAGAAAAGTGAGAAATCCTTTTTTTGATAAATACAAACAGACATAAAAAGGAATTTTTTATATTTTTTTGTTTTAGATAAGGAGAATCAATAAAATGGCATTCCAGATTTCACCAGGTGTGCTGACAAGAGAAATCGACCTTTCAACATATATACCAGCCATTGGAACAACTACCGGAGCAATTGCTGGATTATTTCAATGGGGTCCCGTTGAACAAAGAGTTCTTGTCGATAGTCCACTTTCTTTAGAAAAAGTTTTTGGTAAACCAGATAACGAGACTTATATAGATTGGTTTAGCGCATTCAATTTCTTATCATATGGAAATTCACTCTTAGTGATTCGCGCCGCTTCTGCTGCTGCAAAAAATGCAATTGCAAATAGTGGTAAAGTCGCTTCTCTCACCATTGTTTCCGGTGGATCCGGATATAATGCAGGAGATACTACAGTAACAATTTCTGCTCCACCTCCTGGCGGAACACAAGCAACAGCAACATTAGTTATTGAAGGAGGAGTAATTACAGGAATTACAATTACGAATCCTGGATCTGGTTATACTTCTGCTCCTACTGTTACGGTTACAGATTCAAATTTAACACCTGGATCTGGTGCAAATATTACCGCTGCTCTTTATGTTCCTGTATTAATAAAAAATCTCGACGATTATACAGTAAATTATGCAGCCGGAGAAGGAAATGTTGGTATGTGGGCGGCAAAATATCCAGGTGAATTAGGAAATTCTCTTACTGTTTCGATTGCTGATTCCGCATCATTTGCTGCTTGGGTATATAAAGATTTCTTTTCCTCAGCACCAGAAGTCGGGGAAGTTCATGTGATTGTTGTAGATAAAGGTGGTGTGATTTCAGGTACTCCTGATACCGTTCTTGAAAAATTTGAATTTATGAGTAAGGCGGTTGATGCAAAGAAAGAAGATGGATCCTCAAACTATTACGCAAACGTAATCAATAGAACATCTTCATGGATTTGGTGGATGGATCACCCAGTCGGATCGAACTGGGGTGCGGTAGAGGGAACAACATTCACAACAATTAGTACAGCATTGACAGAACGTCTTGGTGGTGGTGTTTCCGGAAACAATTCCGCAACCTCTTCCGCTTACATCAATGCTTGGAATTTAGTACAAAATGGTGATGATGTTGATGTATCGTTGTTAATAGGAAGTTCTCCAAATGTTTCTGATAATGTCGCAATAGTTTACCAACATATTGTCGATAATATTTGCGAAGTTCGAAGAGATGTTGTAGCATTTTTCTCTCCGGAAATGAGTGATGTTGTATCAAATCCCGGTAATGAATTGGATGATACCGTAGAATTCTTCACAACAACATTGAATCGTCCAACTTCATATGCGGTTGCCACATGTAATTGGAAATATCAATATGATAAATTCAATGATACATTCCGTTGGGTTCCTGATAATGGAGATATTGCTGGATTATGTGTAAGAACAGATAGAGATAGAGATCCTTGGTATTCACCAGCAGGATTTAATCGTGGTGTGTTAAAGAATGTTGTGGATCTTGCTTGGAAACCATCACAAGCGGATAGAGATGTTCTTTATGTAAATGGAATAAATCCTGTAACCACATTCAAAGGTCTTGGACCTGTATTGTATGGAGATAAGACTCTATTAAGAAAACCATCGGCATTTGATAGAATCAATGTCCGCCGTCTGTTTATTGTTTTGGAAAAAGCAATTTCAACCGCAGCAAAATACTCATTATTTGAGTTTAATGATTCCTTTACGAGAGTTCAATTTCGAAATCTTGTTGAACCATTCTTAAGAGATGTTCAAGGAAGAAGAGGAATCTTTCAATTTCGTGTCGTTTGTGATGAAACGAATAATACACCAGAAGTAATTGATAGTAATAGATTTATTGGTGATATTTACATTAAACCAGCGAGATCAATTAATTTTATTCAATTAAATTTCGTTGCAACAAGAACAGGTGTTGCATTTGAGGAAATTGTTGGTAAATTTTAAAAAAGAGGGAGAAGACTCCCTCTTTTTCACCATAAATATATTAGAATAAATAATTTAAGAGGAATAAAAAATGTCGTTAACAGTACAAGATTTTAGAGCCCAATTGAAATTTGGTGGTGCAAGACCTACTCTTTTCAAAGTAACTCTTCCATTTCCGTTGGTGACTCCTGATACTGATGCCTCCACAAAATTAACATTTACATGTGAGGCAGCTTCATTACCTTCATCAAATGTTTCAGCAATACAAGTTATGTATATGGGGCGCCAAACAAAATGGGCTGGTGATAGAACATTTGATGATTGGAATGTAACTATCATTAATGATGAAGATTTTAAAGTCAGAAAGGCTTTTGAAAGATGGCTTTCCGCTTTAAATTCTCACTATTCAAACTTAAGAAATCCTGGTGCCGTAGAAACAACTGGATATCAGGTCGATGCTTTTGTGACACAACTAAGCCGCACAGGAGAAGTTATTGAAGGATATAAATTCATTGGAATGTTTCCAACAACAATAACACCTATTGAATTGGCGTGGGGATCTACAGATACGATAGAAAGATTCAACGTTTCACTTTCTTATCAGTGGTGGGAGAATGCTCAAACTGATGGGCAAGGTGGAGCCGCTTTTAATCTATAAAATGGTATTTTTGTGTTTTTTTAATAAGTAAGCGAGGAAAATAATAAATGGCAAATTGGCGCCTATTTGGATTTAGTATTGGAGATCCAGCCGAAAAATATAAAAAAGAATTAGAAAAACAAAAATCTTTTTCTATTCCTACTAATGAAGATGGTGCGGTAGTAATTCAGGCTGGTGGTGTTTTTGGTACTTATGTGGATCTTGACGGAGCTTCTGCTAAAAATGAAGTTGAATTAATTACGAAATATCGTGAAATGTCTCTTACTCCGGAGGCATCAATGGCTATAGATGATATAGTTAATGAAGCGATAGTGATGGAGGATAATAAACCTCCAGTAAAACTCATTACAGATGATTTGCCATATGACAAGTCATTTAAGGGGAAATTAAATGACGAATTTGATAATATCATTGGACTTTTGGATTTTAATAACATCGGTTATGAAATATTTAGGCGTTGGTATGTTGATGGTAGGCTTTATTTCCATATCATCATTGATGAAGAAAATCCTCACGAAGGCATCAAAGAATTAAGATATATTGATCCGAGAAAAATAAGAAAGGTACGGGAAATTAAAAAGAAAATTGATAATATTACTGGATCCGAAGTAATTACGGATATACAAGAATATTATATTTTCAACGAGAAAGGAATACAATCTTCCGCAGGTTTGTATACTGCTACGGGTATGGGTGGTGTGAAAATTTCTGTTGATTCAATATGTTATGTAAATTCCGGTCTTGTTGATGCACAATATAACACGATAGTTTCTCACCTTCATAAAGCAATCAAACCATTAAATCAATTAAGAATGATTGAAGATGCGATAGTAATATATCGTCTTTCAAGAGCACCAGAAAGAAGAATATTTTATATTGATGTTGGTAATTTGACGAAAACAAAAGCTGAAGCATATCTTAAAGAAGTTATGCAAAGATATAGAAATAAATTGGTTTATGATTCTAATACCGGTGAAATTCGTGATGACAAACGGCATTTATCAATGTTAGAAGATTTTTGGCTTCCAAGAAGGGAAGGTGGAAAAGGAACGGAAGTTTCAACTCTCCAGGGTGGTCAAAATCTTGGAGAAATACAAGATGTAATGTATTTTAAGGAAAAATTATATAGAGCACTAGATGTTCCTTTAAGTAGATTACAAACGGAATCTGGTTTTTCTTTAGGACGCGCTTCTGAAATTACTCGTGATGAGTTGAAATTTACAAAAGCTATCCACAGGATGAGAATTCGCTTTTCTCATTTATTTGACAAATTATTAAAAATACAATGCATTTTAAAAGGAATTATTGCCGAAGAAGATTGGGAAGAAATTACTAAAAAGATTTATTATAAATACCAAAAAGATTCTTATTTTTCTGAATTGAAAAATTCAGAAATTCTCCAAAATCGTGCGACGGTTCTACAACAATTAGAACCATATGTTGGAAAATATTATTCAAAAGATTATGTATACAAAAATGTTCTGCTTATGAATGAAGAAGAAATAGAGGATATGAAGGTGAAAATAGAAACTGAGAGAAAAGAAGAATCTGAAAACAATTTAAATCAATTTAATAATACACAAAATGATATGAATACATTACCTTTTGATCCGAATATATCACCTGATGATCAAAACGCTCAACCACAGAATTTTCCTACTAATGAATTACCATTACCGCAAGAAAATAAAAAACAAGAACCGGGCAGAAAAAAACAAGAATTTAGGAACGAAAAAGAAATTAATTTAGTAAAAAGAGAGAAAAAAGAAAATCCTAAATTTATGTCCAAATAAATAAAGGAGATATAATTATATGGAAGAAAAACGTTATGGTGCTTCTTTAGGTGTTTATTATAAAGGAAAAACGAAAGTTGAAGAACCAAAAGAAGAAAAGAATGAAAAGAAAATGACATTAAAGGAAATTTTTGAAACAACAAAAACAAAACCAAGAGGTACTAAAAATGACAATCGCCCATAAAATTGTTGAAAACATTTTAAAAGATGAGGCACAATCTTGTTTCGAAAATTTCGATGTTGCTTTAAAGATAAAAACATATCCAATTATTTCGGAAGCAGCAAAACAAATTGCTTCAACTGTTATTTTTGAAGCAAAAGATACACCCTCTGATTTTAATTTACAAGAGAAAATTTATAATTCTTTTCCACCACAAACACAAAAAGCAATTGATTTTGTTATCGAAAAAGTTGCTGAATACGGTACCAAAAATTTTTCAAATATCATAGAAGACGCGGAAGTTAAGTATGCTATTGTTGATGATAGTTTAAAAGAATATTTTGGTCAAGCAATTACAGCAAAATTGTACGAATCAAACGTTCTTTAGAAAAACGGCGATATTAGAGATTATATTGTGGGAAGAAGTTAAAATGGATGGAAAAAATATTTTTAAAGAGAATAGTTGTAGTAAAGGCGGTAGAACAAAATGGTAAATCCATCAAAAACAATAGTTTCGTCTATATTAAATGAGGATGCCGTTACACTTTCAGATACATTTAACGAAACTCTTTTGAAATCTTTACAAAATAAATTAGAATCTGTAAAGATGAAGATTGTTTCGGAAGTTTTTGATAATGGTGAATTTTCTGTTCGCCAACTGAAGGAACAGGTGGCAAGAGAAAAAAAATCGTTAAGAGATATGGTATTAGTAGGTTTGTCTTCAAATCTTGTTGAAGATTTTTCTTTAAAACCAAAGGATAAAGAAGAATTAAAGCGCGGTCGTGTAAGAACAGTAAACAAATTTAGAAATATGCCTAGCCAACATATGGATTCTTACCGTGACCACCAGGAATATTATAAGAAAAATCCAACTTGGGCAGGAAAGCCTTCCTTTATGAAATCACCTGCTCATTTTATCGGAATCAAAACTGAAGATTTTTCTTTAAAACCAAAAACGAGACAAGATTATGAAGCAAGACGTGTGAATAAACCAATCCATTATGTTCCTGCTAAAAAAATGAATGCCAACTCTCTTATTGGAGATAAAGAAAATATGGGAATGAGTCGTAAATCATTACGTTCTTGGAAACCTGTGAAAGAAGATCATTCTCTAAAACTCGCAAATCCTAGACAAAGAAAATTATTTACTGATTTTTCATCCTTTAAACAACATAAAATAGAGAAGGATGCTGATTTAAAAACAGCAAACGCAATTAAACAGATAAACAAAGAGAAAAAAGATACTTATAAAAGATGGATGAATAATCGGTGGATGAGAAAGGAAGATTTTTCTTTAAAACCAAAATCTTCGCATGATATAATTTCTCGCAAAGTTGGTAATCCGAAAAGTATGGTTTCCACTCACCGTAAATCATTATTAAAAAATTTTGCTTTAGGGAGCAAAATTTAATCATCGTGGTGATTTGATTAGAACAAAAGATAATAAGGTTATCGGTGTATCGAAAGGGGTTTCACAATTCTAATGAAGTCTTTTTCCAATTTTATTAAAGAAGCGAAAGGATTGTGGCAACAGAATTCTGTTTTCTTTAAAACAGGTCAAAAATATGCCGAAAAAGGAAAGGAAAAAACTCATCCAGACGGACAAAAAAAGCTTTCTCATCAAGAATATTATGATCTTCCAAGAGAAGCGAGAAAAGCATATAGAGAAAAATATGGAAATGTGTATGAAGATTTTTCCTTAAAACCGAAAACAAAAAAAGAATTAGATAGAAGAGAAAAATTAATAAACATACCACAAATACAAGATAAAGTAAAAGGAAAAAATATTGTTCCAATATTAAAAAAGAGTATGGGAAAAAGTGATGATACCGGATCACCAAATACTAAAATACAATTTTATAAATGGACAAAATATATTGATAAGATGTCCGGAAAAAAACCAAAATCAATAAGAAAATTTTTCAAAAGAGAATTAAGTTTAGATTAATAGGAGCATTGAATGTCGGTTACAGCACAAATAATTAAAGATTCAACGAGGGAAACCGTCATTAAATTAACAAATTATGGCATAACTGAATCTGCTGTCACGAAAGTAGATGCCTCCACATTAGTAGGTGCCATAGAAGGACAATCGTTTCATGAAATTGTTATTACTAATATTTCATGGTCTGTTTCTGGATCTGGTGTGGTCACTTTACTTTGGGACGCAGGAACACCACAACCTATTGTAAATCTGAGTGGATCCGGATCATTGCGTTATACTGGTGGAGAATTTATCATGATACGGAATAATGCTTCAAACCCGAATGGAGATATTAAATTGACTACAAATAATTGGGGTGCAACAGTAGCTTATACAATTATTTTAACTCTTTCCAAATTAACAAATTTTGATAGAGGCGGAGTCGATTCAGTAGGATAGGATAATCATATGAAAACATTTAGTCAATTCATACAAGAGTCTATTAATATTATCGAACATGCTCCGAGAAAGGTTACTAAGACATTATATAAAGGTCCGATTAAAAAAATCGGAACAAAATATGAAGAAATGAATGGTATGGAAGAAGGATATCGGGAACGCCGTAAAGGGGAAAAGAAAACTTCTTCTAACCCCGAATCGAATGTAAAGAAAGAAGATTTTTCTCTGAAACCAAAATCGAAAGAAGATTTAGCAAAACGGGATTTATCTCATCACCCACCTGTTCCACAAGATGAATATTTCAGACGGTCTGCAAAACGATGGTCAACAAAAGAAATGGATAGAGCACTTAGGCAGAAAAAGTGGAATATGGATCCGAGAACCGGAAATTTAGAAAACAGAAAAAGAGCGAGTGGTATTTCCGGCGGCGATCTTTCTGCGGCCGTAAAAACATCTAGATGGGCGAAAGAAAAGAAAAAATCATTTGGAATTCATTATGGAAAAGTTGATTATATTCCTCAGGGACATAAAGATGCTTATAAAGAAACACTCAGAAAGAAAGGAATTAAAGTGTAATTCCTATGGGAAAAACAATGAAACTTATTACGGAATATAAAGATTTCGGTCAAGACATAACATATCTTACTGAAGACGTACCTGGGGTAGGAAAAAAATATTTTATTTCTGGTATTTTTTTGCAAGCTAATGTAAAAAATCGTAATAATAGAATTTATCCTGAAGAAATTATGGAAAGAGAAGTGAATCGCTATACAAACAATTATATCTTAAAACGCAGAGCATTTGGGGAATTAGGACATCCTGAAGGTCCTTTGATTAATTTAGATCGCGTTTCACATTTAATTGAACATTTAACTAGAGATGGATCTAATTGGATCGGAAAGGCAAAGATTTTAGACACACCGAATGGAAAAATTGTAAAAGCGATGATAGATGATGGAGCGCAATTAGGTGTCTCATCGCGTGGTGTAGGTTCATTAACAAATAAAAATGGAGTAAATATTGTAGGTGATGATTTTATGCTATCAACCGCAGCCGATATTGTTGCAGATCCTTCAGCACCGGCAGCATTTGTGAATGGAGTAATGGAAGGAAAAGAATGGGTTTGGAATAATGGTATTTTAAAAGAAGAAAAAATTGCGGAAATTGCGAAAACAATAAAAAAGAGACCATTAAAAAAAGGTATTAAAAAACATGTAATTGATGAAGAATCCGCAATAAAAGCATTTTCTCATTTTTTATCCGAAATTTCAAAATATTAATTTGGCTAAATATAACTGTAAATAAAGGAATTAATTAAGGAGAATTAATTAAAATGGCAAATACGCTGGAAAAAGCAATTCGTTCTGTTTTAACAGAAGCAGGTCCAGATTCAATTCCTGGAAGAGTTGAACCAACACCTGAATTCCATGAAGTTGGGGGATCAACACATGACAATGTTGCTCCAAAATTAGATTATGCTAAAACAATCAAACCGGGACAAGGAAAACTTCCTAATGCTTCCGGAGGTGGACCGGAAAAGAATCCAACAAAATATAAAAAGAGCGAAGACTTGGATCCTAAAAAGGAAATGAGTGAAGAAGAAGAAGTTGATGGTGATTCATTAGAAGAGGATTCAGAAAGACTTCCAAATTGGTTAAAAACTCTTGTTTCTGAAAATCTCGAAGAAGAAGAGGAGATTTCAGAAGAAGATGAAATTTCAGAAGAAGAGGAGATTTCAGAAGAAGATGAAATTTCAGAAGAAGAGGAAGAAGTTGAATTTGAAATTAATGAAGAATATTTCAACGAAAAACGCGCCGAGGCCTTTTCTGTTGCTGAAGAATCTTTATTGAGCATTTTCGGAGATAATAAATTATCTGAATCTTTCAAGACAAAGTTGGTTTCTGTTTTCGAAGCTGCTGTCCAAACACAAGTAGAAGTAATCCGAGAAGAATTAGAAGCAAGATATGAATTAGCTCTCAATGAACAAGTGAAAGAAATTTCAAATGCTCTAGTTGAGAGAGTTGATACATATTTGGATTATGTTGCAGAACAATGGTTGAATGAAAATGAAATCGCAATTGAAAGAAGCATGAAAGCTGAATTAACAGAAAGTTTCATGTCAGATTTAAAGAAATTGTTTGAAGAACATTATATTGAAGTTCCAGAAAAGAAATTGGATGTTCTGAATTCTCTCGCTGAACAGAATGAAAAGTTGTCTGTACAATTAAATAAAACATTAACTGAATTAATCGAAACGAAAATGTCGTTGAAGGAATATAAAAAGGAAGAATTGATCACAGAAGCAACTCGTGGAATGATTGATTCAAAGGCATCAAAATTGCGTAAGTTAGCCGAAGCAATTGAATTTGACGATGATTTTGAAGAAAAGATAAATTCATTGAAAGAAACAGTTAATGGTTCTTCTTCAAAAACATCAAAGAAAACAACACTTACAGAAGATGCAGATAAAGGAAAAGATATGAACGAAAAGGAGAAGAAAAGCACTTCTGATCCTCTTATCGAACAAACTTTAAATATCTTAAATCGTACAGGTTCTACAATTAAGAAATAAGAAAGAGTGAAATTGAAATAAAAAACCAAACCATCCAAAAGGATAAATTAGGAGAAAAAAATGTCAGTTATTGATGAATTAAAACAACAACAGTCCCACACAGCCGCTTTGGTTGAAGCATGGTCTGCTGTTCTGGATCATGAATCTGCTCCGCCGATTGTTAATCACCGCGGGCAGCCGGATTATACCAGAAAAGCTGTTACCGCTCAACTATTAGAAAACACAAAGGAGGCATTGCTTGAAGAAAGACGCCAACTTCTGAATGAAGCGCCTTCCGCTCCTGCTAATAATATTGGTGGTGGTGCGATTGGAACATGGGATCCTATTCTGATTTCTCTTGTCCGTCGTGCTATGCCAAATCTTATTGCTTATGATTTGTGTGGTGTTCAACCAATGACAGGTCCTACGGGACTTATCTTTGCGATGAAATCGCGTTACATAAATCAAACAGGTGATGAAGCATTATTTAATGAAGCAAAAACAGATTTCTCAGGAACAGGTATTACTGGTGGTGCTGCTCACTCAGGAACCTCTCCATTTGATGTGGGTTTTTCAACCGGTACCGGAATTTCGACCGCAAATGCAGAACAGCTTGGATCTGATCCTGCTTTAGATTTCCCTGAAATGGCATTCAGCATTGATAAAGTGACTGTTTCAGCACAATCAAGAGCATTGAAATCAGAATACAGCATGGAATTAGCGCAAGATTTGAAAGCAATTCGCGGAATGGATGCTGAGACAGAATTGGCGAATATTCTTTCTGCTGAAATCTTAACAGAAATCAACAGAGAAATTATCCGCCGTCTGTATAGCATCGCCGTTGTCGGTGCTCAGTTTGGGACCGCCGTCCCCGGTGAATACAACCTGAACCTTGACTCAAACGGACGTTGGTCTGTGGAACGCTTTAAGGGTCTTCTTTTCCAAGCTGACCGTGAAGCAAACGCAATTGCGAAAGAAACTCGTAGAGGACGTGGTAACTTCATCGTTTGCTCTTCTGACGTTGCTTCCGCATTATCTTTGACAGGTGTTCTTGATTATGCTCCCTCAATTTCATCCAACTTAAATGTTGATGATACAGGAAATACATACGTCGGAACACTTCAAGGAAAATTCCGTGTATATATCGACCCATATTTCGGTGGTTCTTCAACTCACGAATTATTGGTTGTTGGATATAAGGGTGCTTCTCCGTTTGATGCTGGATTCTTCTATTGCCCATATGTTCCGCTGCAAATGGTGAGAGCAATCGACCCGAATACATTCCAGCCAAAGATTGGATTCAAAACACGTTATGGAATGGTTGGAAATCCGTTCTGGGGAGCAACACCTGGGGCATTGACTCCAAATAGTAATCCTTATTTCCGTAAAGTGAAAGTGCTCAATATCAACTAAATAACAATTCAATTAAACAAAATAATTATGGGAGTCAAGTTAACTTGACTCCCATTTTTTCAATATGATAAATATATGAAGAAAAAATACTATATTATAAACTCTTAAAAATACAACATTTTAAAATCACATTTAATTTGATTTTCGACACCTGTTAAAAACATTTTTTTGAAAGCATAAATATTTTTATGCCAAGAAAAATAGGTGCCGTAGCACGACAAATAGAAAATATCAATCAATTATCTAACCTAAAATTTGCTTTTAGGATAGAGAGATTTCCAGAAGTTAATTATTTTGTGCAAAGAGCAAATCTTCCAAGTGTTTCTATACAGTCAGTATCACAACCGAACCCGTTCATTCCTATTCCGCAACAGGGGGATAGAATGAATTATGAACCACTTTCTATTTCGTTCGTGGTTGACGAATATTTGAAAAATTGGATTAGCATTTACCGTTGGATGGAAGGGATTACTTTTCCGCAGAATTTTGAACAGTTTAAGGATATTCGTTTTTCGAACACGACAATAAATCCTGATACAGGTAATTTGTTTTCGGATATTACCCTCTCCATTCTCACAAATAAATCAAATCCAAAATTAAATATTTTCTTTAAAAATGCCTTTCCAATATCTCTTTCTTCAATCAATTTTGATACAACAGAGGTATCGGTTGAATCTGTAATTTGTGAAGTTTCTTTTATTTACAATTATTTTGATATTGAAATTGTTTCGGAAATATGATATAATATAATCATGACATTTGACGAAATCATAACAGAATCAGAAAAAGATTTAAGGATGAATCCTGATTTGAGTCAGGAAATGAGGGATGCGCCTTTAAAAGAGCATAAGTATATAAAGGAATATCACTATAAACAAGCAAAATTGAAGGTGTTAAATACACAAAAGGTAAAATTGGAGAAAAAATTATTCCTTTATTATAGTGGTGCTGCGGATGAAGAATTATATAAGCAAAAAGGAACAATTGAATTTAGAATTTTAAAACAAGATATTCAAAAATTCATTGATTCTGATGATGAGATGATTGAATTAAAGGAAAAAATAGATTATATACAATCTTGTGTCGATTTGCTAAATGATATCGTTTTTTCTGTTAAACAATTACAATGGAAAGCAAAAACGGCAATCGAATATACTCAATTTACGAATGGGTCATAAACTATTGAATGAAAATTACATTACAAAAATACAATGAATCTCTAATAAAAATAGAAGCAGAATTATCTATTTTGAAAGAAATCGGAGATTATTTTACATTTTTCGTCCCCGGCGCCCAATATATGCCTTTGTATAGGATTAAGGCTTGGGATGGGAAGATTCGCTTATTTGATTTTAAAACATGTACTTTACCATATGGTCTTCTATGGAAATTAAAAAAATTTACCGAAAATAGTGGTTATGAATTAATCACAAATGATTTGGATATCGAAAATTCTTTTTCTAACATAGAAGCTAATGATTTCTTTAAAGCACTCCAACCAACTTCTAAAGGAAAAGAAATATATCCAAGAGAGGATCAAATTTATGCGTTTCGTTCAGCAATACAGCGTAAGCGCATTATATTGATTAGTCCTACAGGGTCAGGAAAATCTTTAATCATTTACGCAATAATTCGGTGGTTAGTTTTTCAAAAAAAGAAAGTGTTGCTAGTCGTACCTTCAACCAGTTTGGTTGAACAAATGTATTCCGATTTTGAGGATTATTCATTAATCAATAAATGGAAAGTATCGAAACATTGTCATCGTGTTTACTCAGGAAAAAAATTGGAATCGGATGCTTCCGTAGTTATTTCTACTTGGCAATCAATCTACAAATTAGGTAAATCTTGGTTTTCACAATTTGATGCCATTATTGGAGATGAAGCACATGGTTTTCAGGCAAAATCTCTTTCTTTAATTATGAAAAAATTGGAAAATGCCGAGTATAGAATAGGAACAACTGCTACATTACAGGAATCCAAAATTCATAAATTGGTTCTCGAAGGGTGGTTTGGCCCAGCCCGCGAAGTTATAAAAACAAAAGAACTTATTGATTTGAAAGCGATTGCTGATGTATCAATAAGTTGCTTAATATTAAAATATCCTAAAGAAGAATGTAAGTTTGTAAAATCCTTGAAGTATCATGAAGAAATTGAATATATTGCTCAAAACCAAAAAAGAATGAATTTTTTGAAAAATCTTGCCCTTTCTCTTGACGGTAACACATTGATTATGTTTAAGTTAGTCGATAAACATGGAAAACAAATTTATAAGGAATTGTTAGAAAAGTCAAAAAATAAAATTCCTATCTTTTTCGTTCATGGAAAAATAGACGTAGAAAATCGTGAAGAAGTCCGTAAAATTGTCGAAAATCAAGAAAAATCAATAATTGTAGCCAGCTCTGGAGTTTTTAGCCAAGGAGTTAATATCCAAAGGATTCATAACATTATATTAGCTTCTCCAATGAAAAGTATAATTAGAAATAAACAATCAATTGGAAGAGGAACACGTTTGGGACACGATAAAACTGTAGTTAATATATATGATATCGTTGATAATTTTGAATATAACAATAATAAAAATTTTGCTCTGGAACACTTTTTTGAGCGTTTGAAAATCTATAATGGAGAAAAATTTGTCGTAAAGACATATAATATAGCACTATGAAAAATGAAATCCAAATAATCAAGTTAATGAATGGTGAAACCATAATCGCTGATGCGAATTTTGATTCGAAAAAACCAGGAACAATTATAATAAATGATCCTATGCTTTTGGTTTCTCTAATACACCCATCTGATCCAGAAGTGAGTGGTATTTCTATGCATCGTTGGGTACCGTTTTATAACGGAGACCTCCATATTAAAAAATCTCTCGTTATAACACATTGTAAAGCACCTAAAGAATTGGAATCTTTTTATCTTTCAGCAAAGGAAAGAATTAGTTTAAATCCGGATATTGTTGATGATTCTGCAATATTTCTAAAAGATTATGATGGAAATGGAATAAAGCAATAAAAGGAAGAACTTTAAAAAGGGATTTAATTACCGGAAGGACTTAAAGGACTTATTACTTGAAACGGCTACACTCTCAGAATAACATTTGTCAAGTCATTTGTCAAGTTTTTTTTGACATTTTTTTTTCAATATGCTATACTAATAGAGTATTCAAAAGGAGAGAATACATTTGAAAAAGAAAAACCATTATTTAAATAATGATGATTTTTTGAAAGCGATCATAGAATATAAGGAAATGATTAAAAAAGCCAAGAGTGAAGGAAAAGAAAGACCACCTATTCCAGAATATATTGGTGAATGTTTTTTGTTGATTGCAAACAGACTTTCTACAAATCCTAAATATTTTGGCTATACATATAGAGAGGATATGATTGGTGATGCTTTAATAGATTGTGTTAAGTATCTGGATAGATTTGATCCACAAAAGAGTAGCAACCCATTTGCTTATTTTACACAATTTATGTATCATGCCTTTATTCGTTGTATAGGAAAAGAAAAACAATTTCAAGATACTAAATTTAGATATCTTGAGAACTTGGAATTAATTGGCCAAGTTTCCGAAAAGCAGGCCGGTGATTCAAAGGAATATGATAATACATACGCAAAATTTATTTATGAAAAGCGCCGCGAATCATCATATGAATTTAGAAAAAACAAAGAAAAGAAGCAAAGAGAAAAGAAGAAGATTATTGGTATTTCACAATTCGAGGTGTAAATGAGTAAAATTGCTCTAATCACAGATTTACATTTTGGAGTAAGAAATGATTCATTAATTTATTTAAATTATTTTGAAAAATTTTATAAAGAACAATTTTTTCCATATTTAATTGAAAATGGTATAGGGACAATAATTAATCTAGGAGATACTTTTGATAGAAGAAAATTTATTTCCTTTAATACATTGCGTAGGGCAAAGGAAATGTTTTTTGATGTGGCGTTTGAAAATGGAATTACGATTCATACTATTATTGGAAATCATGATACGACATATAAGAACACAAATGAATTAAATGGTCCTGACCAACTGTTGAGAGAATATACCAATATACACATATATTCAGAACCGGAAGAAATTGATTTATTTTGTACTGGTGAATTATTTGCGTTCATACCTTGGATTACTGCGGATAATCAAGAAAAGGTGTTGAAATTTATTCAAGATACAAAGGCAAAAATTGCTTTTGGACATTTTGAATTGAATGGTTATGAAGTGTTGCGAGGTATTAAAATGGAACATGGAATGGAACCAGATATTCTTTCAAAATTTGAAGCCGTTTTTTCTGGGCATTTCCATTCAAAGCATGATAAACGAAATATATATTATTTAGGTACACCTTATGAACTATATTTTTCGGACCTTTATGATAACAAAGGATTTCATATTTTCGATACAGAAACGAGAGAATTGGAATTTATAATTAATCCGAGAAGACTGTTTCATAGAATTTATTATGATGATAAAGGAAAAACGTATCAAGAAGTTGTAAAAAAGGTTGATTATTTGCAATACAAAGATACATATGTAAAAGTTGTGGTTGTGAGAAAAACGAATAATTTATTTTTGGAAAAATTTTTGGATAAATTATATTCTGCTTCTCCTGTTGATGTTAAAGTTGTGGATGAATTTAAAGTAGATATAGAAGGAAATTTATTGGATGATTCTATTAGTTTAGCAGAAGATACATTATCCGTTTTGAATAAGTATGTCGATTCAATAGAATCTTTGAAAAACAACGAAACGAGAGAAAAATTGAAAAATCTACTTTCGGAATTGTACAAAGAAGCACAAATGATTGAGGAATAAGGGATGATAGTTTTTGAGAAGATTCGTTGGAAAAATTTTCTATCAACCGGAAGAAATTTTTTAGAAATAGATTTGGATACGAAATCATCAACATTGATTTCTGGTGTAAATGGAACAGGAAAATCGACTCTTTTGGATGCTCTTTCATTTGCATTATTTGGAAGAGCATTTAGGAAAATAAACAAACCACAATTGATTAATTCGATTAATGAAAAGGATTGTTTGGTTGAAGTTGAATTTTCTATCGGAAAAACAAAATATATGATTCGTAGAGGTATGAAACCAAACATATTCGAAATTGTTGAAAACGGAAAAGTAAAAGATAAGGAAGCATTTATAAGAGATCAACAGGAATATCTTGAGAAATTTATATTGAAATTGAATTTCAAATCGTTTTCGCAAGTTGTTGTTTTAGGATCAAGTACTTTTATTCCATTTATGCAATTATCTGCTGCTGATAGGAGATTTATTATAGAAGATTTGTTGGATATACAAATATTTTCTGCTATGAACGTTGTTCTGAAAAATAGAATCGCTGAACATAAAACGCAGTCGGATTCTTTGATCCATAGAAAAGAATTGGTTAAACAGAGAATAAATCTAATAGATTCGCATATACAGGATTTAAAAAAGCATACAAAAGAGAGAATAAAACAAATTGAGGAACAGATACGTTTAACGAAAAATGAGATCGAAAAGGAAAACGAATTAATTATTGAATCTGCGAATATAGTAGCATCCCTGTCCAAAGAACTGGAGGAAAACCAATCTTTTTTTATTCGTTTGGGAAAATATCAGGAACTCCATAGCGATTTATCAAAAAAGATTAAAAATATTTTAAAAGAAAAGAAATTTTTCCAAGATATGTTATATGATAAAGAAAAATCAAAATGTCCTACTTGTAGCCAAAATGTTAATGAAGAGTTTGCTTCCTCTTGTATAGAAAAGAAAAATGAACAAATCGAAGAATTGGAAAAAGCATTGAATGAGATTGATGTTGAGACACAAAAAATGAAGATCGAAGAGGAAAGACTTCATTCTATTCGTGATGAAATAGAGAAATATAGACAAAAGATTTTGAAATATAAATCTAATATTGATGGATACAAAAAATATATTTCTACTCTGAAAGAT